TCAAGAGCGAGATACAGGAGGAGTAAGTTCCTCGGACTTCAGCTTAATTGGGAATTCTTCAATATGGGATGAGGATGCTACCTTCTGATTTTCTAAGTAACTTTAAAAGCGGAGAACTTTCTTTATCAAATTTTGATCTAGAAAGTTCCGTTTTATAGGTAAACTTAAAAATCAGTGACTCTACCATCGAAAGGGTTTCTAATGCCTTTTCGACTGTAACATTTTGGTACTTAGCATGATTGTAGAGGATATCCTCTACGTCATCAGCTTTGTCTGAAATGTCAAGATCCGATAGATTAAAGATAATATCTTCAAAAAATCCCGTTAATTGGAATTTAAGAAGTTTTGGGGCTTCTCCCTTAACAAGGGCTAAAGCTCCAATCTCTAATAGATGCTCATAATCCCTATTTAGAAGTTTAATTTTCATTAAAGCTTCTTTTAGGATTGTAGCAGCTAGATGAGGAAGTAATTCCTCAACTATCTCAGATCTAATGTCTGGGCTAGAAAACCTGTCTTCAATAGAAGGCGGATTTTCTAGTTTCAAACAATCTAGACTATGTCTTAGTAAAGAGTGTAATGGAAGGTCAAATTTGGCCTTCTCAAAGTCGAAATCCTCAATATGAGGATTGACTAACACTTCTAATACATCCTTCAACTCTAATAACTTCTCCGAAGTTAAAAGATTAAGGAGTGACATAGCTGGTAAACCTACCTCTTTCAGTTTTCTGAAAGCAGTAGGTTCATTAGAACCACTTAATAGTTGGCCTAAATGAGGTACAGTATTAACTAATCCTCTTTTGATGAAAGAATAAGCATTTGCTACTCTTGCACCAATCGAAGATCCTGATAATACTTGCTGTAGAGATACAGCAGAGATATCAACAAGGTTAATATATGTTCTCTTAGCAAACTCAAATACATTAGAGGAAGATGATATAGATTTAGAGGCGTTGATTTCAACCCCTAAATTTGTCATTAACTCTAGATATTTGTTTGCTAATCTCGAGTCAAAAATAACAATATCATCACCTAATATTTCGTATCTTTCTTCCCAAATGGTATAATTACCAAGTTGGAAAGAACAATACTGAAGTATTCAGTGATGGGTTATTGCTAGACCTGCTCAAGAACTTAGACCTCCCATAGGTTGTCCTACGGAGTATCTGAAGCTCCTCTTATCCTTAAGACTAGATCCAAAGTATTTCTTACAGTTGATATCAGAGATATAAAAATCTCTATCAACCATAAGTTTACTTCATGCTTCTGCAAAACCATCAATATCTAATAACTTCTCAAAAATTGAGGCAGTTAAAGATACTGGTAGTCTATCAGTAGCGGCGGATAAGTCAAAAGAATAGGCTATCCCATACATCTGTAATTTCTTAGTAGATCTCTTTACTGAAGCTTCTTGATCAAATGTTCCATCATTAGGAATATTTTTCAAGATTTCAAAAAGATAATCATGTAACGGTCTCAGAATTGACTGACTGATAGAATCAAGAATAGCAAATATTCTTAATTTACCAGCAGCTTCTTCTTTGAACGCGAACTGAGAAAGTCCAGAACCTGCTAGATTAGGTTTAGTATTTAACTTAAGGTTTTCTTCTTTAATTGTATAAAGAAGAGAATCCATTTGAGAAAATACTGACTTAATTCTAGCTATCGGGAACCCTTTCTTATGTAAAACATCTAAATAATTTAG